AGGCCTGCCAAGACGCCGACTGTTCAGGTTCAGACATCTGAGCACTTCAGACTGATCCAGTCGCCATAGCGTGGGCGGCGCCCGGCAAGGACTCGGTCTGCGTGAGCCGGAGGCGAAGCAGACGCGAAGAGTCTTGGCGGGTGGGGGCCAACTCGCGAATGCGAGTTGGGCGCGCCCGGCAGGGTCGAACCTGCGGCCCCCGGCTTAGAAGGCCCGTGGTCCGAGACCCCCGAAAACAGGCCCATATTCGCAGATTTTGCAATCCTATTCGGTTATCGCAAGCGGTTATATTCCCGACCGCGTGAACTCGGGCCGCGGACCGAATCTAGGCCGAAATCGCCGATATCGGAGACGATTTAAAACAGCAAGCGATAACCGATCTTGTGTTGATGGCCGCCGGGGGGAATGCACAGCGGTCCGAGAAATTTACCGCGTCGCTCGTTGCCATAACTCACAGAGAGTCCGCTGTTTATTGGTAGGATGAGGCGGATGACTAGCCTGCAGGATCGTTGTGATTCCACGGTTCCCATCGGTTCCACGATTATCCAGGCCCTCAAGGCCGGTGGCCCGCAATCCGGGAGCGACCTCGCCCGGCGCCAGCAGCTCCGCAAGGCCAACGTCTTGGTTGCGTGCCGAGCCTTGGCCGCGGTGGGCCAGATTTGCCGAATGGGTCAACGCTGGGCGCTGCGACCACCTGTCCGCTGCGCCGGGATGAACAATGCCGGCAGACGCTGCGGCCGCGCGGCCGCGTACGGCAGCGCCGTTTGTGTGCACCACGAACCCGACGCCGACGTACCTCCCGTCATCGTAGGCATTCGCCCGGCGTCGACGGCCACACAGGTGCCGCCACTCGCGGCGCTGCCTTCGGCCGCCGAATCCGTGAACTCCAGCAGAGCGGTCACATCACTTGCTCCACCGGCCGAGTGCCCGCTTGCACCTCAGACCTCGGAGGCTGTGCCCGAACTATTCGTCAATGGTCGTCGCGTCACGGAACCCGACGTCATCGAAGCGTTGTCGATGTTGGGCGATGAAGAGGTCCAGGCGTACCGCGAGGGTCGCCTCCCGAAACGGGAAGCATATCGCATCGCGTACCATCGCTTGCGCACGTTCGTCCGGCTGATCTAGGAGGAGTCCGCGCCTGGTTGTGAATCGTCGCGTTCCGTGAGCCCTCGCCGTCCAAGATGACACTCACCATCATGGTCCGAAGCAGAACGATGGCGACACTCGACGATGGCACCGCAGTGACCCCATGGACCGGCGGTCGCGCTCGCAAGAAGGTCTCGTCGCTCACCTCCCATCATCACATGTGCACCAGGCGGCCACATCTGAGCGAAGATCAGCGCTCGGACGGTTGTTGCAAGAAGGTTCGGGATTCCCGACGCAGGTCTTGGCGGAGCCGAGCGGGCGTCGGTTCGCCTGGCGCGTTGTCTGGACATGCAGGTCGAACGTTCCGACGGCGAGAGGGGCGCTTCTGGTGATGGTCTCAGTCGACGTTGACGCGTATCCCTCGTGCCGAAGAAGGCGAGGACGGCTGCCGTAGCTGCCCGCGGGTTGTTGCGGCTGCGCCGTTGATGTGGCACTTGGGGACGCTCCTGCATCACGGACAGCCGGATACGCCTATCCTGAGTCGCGAGGGCGATATGCGGCCGTGACTTGCTCATCTCGATAGCGTGCGTTCTGATAGAGCGGCACAAGGATACGAAGGGAGATCCGATCGGTTCCCACGATTTGGTTGCCAAGGAAGTGACTATGCCTGTCTATAAGCGGATCGTCAGAGAGGGTATTACAAGCGAGACTGAGTATCTCCTCGCGGCGTCGCACTCACCTGAGGAGATGCGCGAGGACCAGGAGCGTCTCCTTGCTCTGGCGCAGGAAAACATTCAGATCAACACGTTCGACGGCCGCGTCGCGAACGTGGAGGAGTTCTGCCGTCGGCACCGTTCCTCAGACACCTGTTCCGTGATGGTCAACGGCATGGAATGCTTGTTGCCGGTCGCACCACCGACTGGCTCCGAGGCGTGGTACGCCGACGCCATTCTGCGGGTGATCGCCTCAGTCCGCGACGCGCTCGCCCGAGGGGACATGCAACTCGCGTTGTCGGAGGCGGTCGAGGTGGGTGCACTGGTTAGCGAGGCCCGAGCCAAATTCAGCAACTGGGCCGACGTGCTGCTGCAAGAAGCCCGGACACGGAAAAATCGTGAATTGAGTCGACGTTCGGCGGCCGCTCGGCGAGCCGACGCGATGAGACGCGACGCTGAGGACATTCTTCGGTTGGCCGACGCGTATCGAGCCCGGCATCCTGAGGTGACACGCGACCATTCGACGCGAAACATGGCCAGAGCGATCGCTCGTGACCTCGAGATGAAGGAGGGGACTGTGCGCGATCGACTGTACAAACGCGGCCGCCGGTAACCTGTCCGTAAGCCCTCCTCCACTCGACTTCGGACCAAAGTCCGACCTTTTTCGCGGCTGCGATCGCACGCGCGGACGTCGGACGTCGCGACCTCTTTGTCCTTCCACGTTTAAATAAGCGGCCGAGACCCCCGGTTGTTCAGCCGGTCGCGTGCTGTCATCGTCGGATGACCGCACTCAATCTGCGCTCACAAAGACACCCGCTCCTTCCGACGACCATTCCCTCGCTGCTGCTCGCCCTGCTGTGCGGTGGCGCCGCGGTGGTCGCTGGTCCGAGCCATTACTCACGGGAGGCCATGCCTATGAAGCGATCGTCTCGGTCCGCTCCTCGTCTCCGGCTCGGCGATCTGAAACCTGATCCGAACAACGCCAATCGCGGCACTGATCGCGGGCGCAGCGCGCTCGAGCGGTCGCTCCGCGACTATGGTGCGGGTCGTCCGATCCTGATCGATCGCTACGGGCACATCATTGCCGGCAACAAAACGGTCGAACAGGCCAAACGGTTGAAATTGCCCTTGCGCGTTGTCCGAACTGACGGCCGCCATCTGATTGCGGTGCAGCGTGACGACCTCGATCTCGCGATCGATGGCGCGAAGGCCCTCGCGATTGCCGACAACCGCGTCGGTGAACTCGATTTGGCATGGGATGTTGACCGGTTGAAACAGTTGCAGGCGGCCGGTCTGGATCTGTCGGGGTTCTGGACCGACTCAGAATTCGCGGCGCTCTTCGCGGATGGGGCCCCGGGTTTGACCGACGAGAACGCCGTCGTCGAGCCGGGGCCCACCGACATCAAGCGCGGCGACCTGTTCGAGCTGGGACGACATCGCGTGTTGTGCGCAGATGCCACATCGGCGGGCGATGTCGCGCGGCTCCTCGGCGGGGCCACGCCCGTGCTGATGACGACCGACCCTCCGTATGGCGTGCAGTACGACCCGGCGTGGCGCCACCGAATCAACTCCCGGCAGCGCACGGCAGTCGGACGCGTTGCCAATGACAATCGTGCGGAGTGGACCGACGCGTGGCAGCTCTTTCCCGGCCGCGTCGCCTACGTCTGGCATGCGGCACTCAAAGCGCCACTCGTCGCGCGCGATCTCGAAGCAGCCGGGTTTGCGATCCGCAGCCAGATCATCTGGGTGAAACAGCACTTCGCGCTGAACCGCGGCGATTACCACTGGGGCCACGAACCTTGCTGGTATGCCGTGCGCGGCACGGGGCAGTGGCGGGGCGATCGCCGTCAGACGACCGTCTGGGACGTGGCGAATCTGAACGTCATGGGAGGCACGCGCGCCGGCGATAACGCGGTGACCGGCCACAGCACGCAGAAGCCCGTGCGGCTGTTTGAGATTCCGCTGCTCAACCACACGGTGGCCGGGGATGCCGTGTACGACCCCTTCCTCGGCAGCGGAACCGCCCTCATCGCGGCCGAAAAACATGGTCGAGCCTGCTACGCGCTGGAAATCGAGCCGAGGTACGTCCACGCGGCAGTGACGCGCTGGGAGGCGTTTACGGGGAAAAAGGCGGTGCGCCAGCCCGTGACGCGTTCGACCGCGAGGAGAGGGCGATGAGCGACACACCTCGTCACCGTCGCGGCCGCGGCGGGCATGAACCGCGGGCGCGGATCCGGAGCCGTGAACTTCGGGTGATGGAGCTGACGGTCCTCGGCTGGTCCCAACACCGCATCGCAGAAGATCTGGGCATCAGTCAACCGGCCGTCTCCAAAATTCAGAAACGGATCGAATTGCGGATGCTGCGCGAGTTTACGGGCACCGTGGAGCGGCAAAGAGTGCGTCACAGCCTCCGGCTCGAGCACCTCTATACCGAAGCGCTCCAGGCGTGGGAGCGGAGCAAGGCTGATCTGACGCGGCGACGGCAGCGCAAGGCCGACGGCGGATCCACGGGTGCAGGCGCCACGGTGGCCGAGATCGTCATCGAGAACCAACACGGCGATCCGCGGTATCTCGACGAAGCGCGCAAGGCGCTCGCCGACCAGCGCAAACTCTGGGGTCTGGACGCGCCGCAGAAAGTCGATGTTCGGGCCTCACAGAATCCCTACGCCGCGATGAGTGAGAACGATCTCCGTGCTGAACTGGCGCGCCAGGCGCACTTACTCGGTCCCGCCGAGATTCCAGCGGGGGCGACGACCGAGGGATCCACATCGCTCACCGCGCAGGAGAACGACCATGCCCACGCCGAGTGAACGACTTCTCCACCAGATCCAGCTCCTAGCTGCGTTGCTCACCCGCCGGGCCGAACAGTCGCTCCGGGCATTCGTCGAGCAGGTCTGGCCCATTCTGGAGCCCGAGACCCCGTTTCTTCCGAACTGGCACATCGATCTGCTCTGTGAGTTCTTGGAGGCGGTGACCGCGGGACAGGTCCGGTTCCTCCTGATCACCATGCCGCCGCGATCGATGAAGTCCCTTTTGGTGTCGGTGTGTTGGCCGGTCTGGGAATGGATCCGGCGGCCGGGTAGTCGCTGGATTTTCGCCAGTTTCGCGGAGACCCTTGCGTTGAAACACTCGCTGGATCGGCGCACCCTGCTGCAGTCGCCCTGGTACACGGATCGATGGGGTGATCGGGTGCGGCTCGCCGAGGATCAAAACGTCAAGGGTGAGTTCCACAACACCGCTCGCGGCGTCATGATCGCCACGTCAGTCGGCGGCTCGATCACCGGCAAAGGCGGCGATCGGATCGTCGTCGATGACCTGCATAATCCTCAGCAAGCGGAAAGCGACGCCCAACGTGAGGCGGCCATCACGCATTTCCGCACGACGCTTTCAACCCGTCTCGACAACAAGAGAACCGGAGCGATCGTGGTCGTGATGCACCGCCTGCACGAGCGCGATCTCGCCGCGCTGTGCCAGGAGCTCGACTACACCCAGGTCGCCCTGCCTGCGGAATCCGAGACGCATACCGAGCTCGTGTTTCCGAGGTCAGGTCGCGTGGTCGTGCGGGAACCGGGCGACCTCCTGTGGCCGGCCCGAGAGGGTCGAGCTGAGCTGGACCTGCAGAAACGCCTACTGGGGTCCGCCGCGTACGCGGCGCAATACCAGCAGCGGCCCGCGCCTCCTGGTGGTCGGATTTTTCGACGCGACTGGTTTCGGTACTACGACGAACTGCCGCCACTCCGGGAGTTCGCCCAATCCTGGGATATGTCCTTTAAGGATTCGAGCGACAGCGACTACGTGGTCGGCCTCGTGGCGGGCCGTCACGACGCCGATATCTATCTCCTCGATCGCGTGAAAGGGCAGTGGGCCTTTAGTGAAACATACCGGCAGGTGCGAGGGCTGGCGGCGCGGTATCCGCAGGCCAAGACGATTTTGATTGAGGACGCCGCGAATGGTCCCGCGATCATCGACGTCCTGCGGCACGTCGTGCCGGGCATCGTGGCGGTCCAGCCCGAGGGCGGAAAACTCGTGCGTGCCCAAGCGGTCCAGCCGCTCGTCGAAGCGGGCAATGTCTACCTGCCGAATCCGCGGCCGCACGGGACCCTGGTGCCTGATCGCGCCTGGGTCGAGGACTTCGTCCACCAGCTCACGGCGTTTCCCCAAGGGGCCCACGATGATGACGTGGACGCATTCACGCAGCTGCTGGTGCGATGGTCGCGACGGAGGGGGTGTTCGGCCCTGACGTGGGGCCGCTGAGCCGGAGATCCTCTAGACCTCGGCGTCAGGAAACAGGACTTCCATTCCGGGTGCACACGAGTGAATGTGTGGGTACCGGTCTGGGAGGCCGCAGGTCCGAACGCCCGAAAATCGGCAAAAATCGGGCATAAAAAAGGGCTTCCATTCGTTCCGGCCCAGAGCGAATGTGTGG